TCTGGCTGAGATTGACTAGCTTGTGCTTCTAACGCTTCTAAGCGTTGAGCTAATTGAGCGTTTTCATTACGAGCTTTGTCTGCCTCACTTTGCCAATATTGATAACGCTTGACATCATTATCAATAGGTGACTCTTCTTCCGTTGCCTGTTCTGTAGGTACTTCAACTGGTGAAGGCTCAGCTTTAGCTTCAGATGGTTGTTCCATCTTATTTGCACGAAAAAAATCGTCTATTAGTGAACTTTTATCTTGAGTCTGCTCGAAAGCATCTTCAGGTGTCATTGGTTTCACTTGAGCAACATCCGGTGCATCTTGGGTAACCTGTTCAGGTGCCAATACGTCTTCCATTTGCTATCTCCTTTTCTTGATTATGTAGGCTCTGTTAGGACTCAGAGGTGCTACCTTTTCTACTTTCGGCGATTGTTCTACGAACTTCGCCCTTCGCTTGTCCTAAAGCGTCATCAAGACGTTTCTCGAACATTTTAGCAGATGCTTTACTTTGCGTCTGTGTTTTGTCGAGTTCCGACTTAAATTTTTCTATTTCAGCTCTTTGCTTAGCGTGGTATACTTCTCTTTCACGAGTTTGCATATCACCTTTTAATTTTTTAATCTGTTCTTCTTGTGATTGAACTTTTTGTTGTAACTGACCTACTACATCTGTTCTCTTCAATACACCCTCCATATCAAACACTTCTGTTTTCTTTAGAACTTCTTGCTTATCTATGATACCATTTTTATAAGCATCCATATACAACTCAAGCTGTGCATATCTATTTGTAGGTAATGTAGAACCTGTTACTACTACAACATCAAAAGCACCCCTCGAAATATCGTTTATAACGCTCAATTCTCCAGTTTTATCATCATATAGCTTTTTGTTTATAGCAAACTCTGACATACTGTTATTAGGCTGTACTATACGTACTACTTTTTCTGCTTGATAAAGTTCCTGCATTAATGGAATAGCTACCTTTGCCATTCTAACTAAACCAGACTCTAAGTCTTGTAGCTTAGATTTAATTTTTCTTTGACCAAATTCATCAAGTGATACTGTAGCTTTGTATGTGTGAGGTGCCGCTTCTGCGTTACCCTGCATAAGTTCATATAAACCTAATGCGTGGTCTATATCTGTTTTAGCTACTTGTTCATTTTGATACAATGTATTTGGCAATGGTGTGGGCTGGACCGGTTGTGGTGCACCAGAATCCATATCAACTTCAATAGCCACACCCGGTTGTGCCCAACGCTGTTCAAAGTCTTGCATATCAACTGAACCACTTGGTATTAAAATCTTTGTATTTGTACTAGTAGTTGCGTGTGCAATTATAAGAGACCGTGTCTTATTGATATATTCTTGCATATCCTTTACCATCCTAACATCAGAAACCGGGTAGGGTGTTCTTGTATGTATGTTCATAAACAATATGATTGGATAGTGTTCCGTAGGTAAGATACGGGAGTATAAGTATTTGTCTCCCATAATGACGCACATCTTAACCCTTTGTACTGGAACTGACACGGTCTCTATAAGTCCTTCTTCTACTAAGTCGGCATATGTTAATTCCTCTATTTGTGGCATTTCTGGTTCAGGTAACTGTTCCATTTCTGCCTTTTGAACCATTGCTTCATATTGTTGCATTACTTGTGCAATCAATGCTTCGCCCTTTTTTGCATCTGTGATGGGCATTCCATTTATCTTTATAGCTGGTCTTTGTAGATACTCTTGAATAGCATCTTCGTCAAATACTTCTTCAACTCCATCTATATTGTTTTTTACGTGGAATCGTTTAACCCATACTTTATAATAACGCTCATAACCTCTTATATATTCAGAGTTCTCGTTATAAGAAGAATCTGTTTTAGTTGCAGTATCTTCTGGAAATACAATTCCTTTATCATCTACTCTTTGAGTAGTAGGTCTATCTGTGTGTAAATCTGATGTGGCGTTTTTTATTGCAGTCTCATATTGAGGGTACATCTTCATAGCTTGTTCTTTTGTAAACATTCTGCTAATAATAATGTTCTCTGCATCATCACCTAGTCTATCTCTAGAATTAGGGTCTATATAAATATCTAATGGGTCAACATCGTGGAAACAAACTTCACCACGACCAAAATCTTTGAGAGGGTCAATGTAAACCATCATAGCACCGAGTCCCATTGTATAATAGTCGTCTATTGTGTTACGGAGTGCCTGAGTTCCGTCTGATATGTACCACATATACTCAAGTAATCCATTAAAGATTTGAGCAACTTTATTGTCGCTATCCTCTCTAGGTGATACTCTAAACTGTGGTTTGCCTGAAGTAAGTAAAGCCTTGGCGGCTTCTACTGCTGGGTGGATACGATTAACTACGAGTGGAGCTTGTCCCCTCTCAAGTAAAATTCTTTGCTGTTCTGCTGTCCACTGTCTACCAAGCCTAAATTCAGCATCCTCTTGGGCTTGTTGAGCCCATAATTCTCTTTTATTGGAATAAGTTTTCCATATTTGTTGTGTGGAGTCGACAATATCCTCGGGGATAGAGTCTTCCCTTTCTTCGTACGCCATTGGGGCGAGTTTACAAACTACATCGTCAACCAGTCAAGGACTTTTCTAGGCTTTTCCTTATAGTTAGGGTCAAACTCACTTTTCCTAGCTGGTTTAGCTCCATCAAGTGCATAATAGATAGCATCTAGTATATCATCGTGCTTACCTCTAGGATAAGACAAGAACTCTTGCTGTGCGTGTATGTCATTAGGTCTAAAATAAAATTCACCTCTTGCGAGTGGGGCAACCAAGGACAACAATCTTTCGGATTTCTTTTGCCTTGGTTTTATGCCTTTTTCTAGTCCCGGTATATACAAAGACTGGTCTAGCATCATCTTTCTTACGTTACTCCTCAGTGCCTCTTGGTAGCCCACTGTCTCAATTTTCATTCTCTTCGGTTTGTACTTTTTGTAAATCTTAATAATAGTTTCTGGCTGTATCGCAGGGTCGAGCTTATCTCTGAGTATATCCACGATATATTTATTGCCATCAGAGTCAATAGCCATAGTAGCAATAACAAAAAAGTCACTACGAGCAGAGAGACTACTAGCAGGGTCAATGCCACAATATAACTCAACTGGCTTACGCTCTGTCGTACCATCGACAGTACGTACGAGTAAATTTTGTCCTTTTTCTCTTTTAAACTCATAATGATGTAATTTTATATACTCTGGCTTAAACGGTGCATTGTCAGGAGACTGTGCTTCATTCATATACTCTTGATAAAAGCCATTTAAGTTTCCTACAGATTCAAACTCCTGTTTTATTTGTTGGATACGCTCCTCTGGAAATCTCTCGTTCCATATACTTTTACCATTATCGTCATATATAGAAAACCATAATACATTCCAAGCTGGAGATTCTTTAGCCCAATATAAGAAACAATCCTCGGATATAACAGTACCAATCATAACTACTCTACCCTCGTCAGACAAAGATGGTATTACAGCTTCTGTTATCCACTTTCTGTTTTTAGCACGACCTTCTGGTGTAGATGCGTTTAACTCTGACTCGTAATCATCTACGATAATGAGATTAGGACGAGTATCACCTTCAATAAACCCCCGAACACGCTGACCAGTACCCACAGCCACAATACGAGCACCATTATGCAGTACGATGTCGTTGTTTGTCCATCGTTTAGCTGTCTGGGGTCCATAATCCCCAAACATCTGTTTAAAGTTTGTAGAATTTTCAAGATGGTATTTAATCCTTGATAAGAAGTTAATACTCTGGGTTTGACTTTCCGATATAATTACCATAAACAGGTCCTCGCCCGATGGCTTAAAGGCTATCTTGTGAAGGGGTAGAATCAAGGAGGTCACTGTACTCTTAGCAGTTCCACGAGGAGCCGCAATAAGTACTCGCCTTAAAGTCTCATCGGACAAGGATTTATATATCTCGTGATGGAAAGGGGGTACTTCTTTATTAAGAGCAGTGGGGAACATTGTCTTGCCAAACAAGCCAATATTCGACTTCAGCTTTTTTAAAGCATTCGTCTGTGCCCACTTCTCCTCAAAGCTGTCTACCTGAACGGTTGTCCCGATATCCACGATACTATACTTTCTCTAGTACCAGACTCAACAGGTTTTACAGCGTGACTTACCCAAGAAGGAAAGAATACAGCATCTCCTACTTCCAAGTCAATAGGTATATCTTCATTTCCTATTTTAAACATTAGCTGTCCACCTTTGTCTGGTTTTGTTAATAAAGTTGTACTACTAATTTTTCTATGGTCTATCCCTTTACCACCGAAGTCAGTATGAAAATCATAATGACCACTCGGAGCATCATAAAAAGTATACTGCAACTTATCTTTCCAACCTGCAATCTCAAACCCCCAGTTATCATCATTGGCTATATTAGCCCATTTCCATATTCTGTTGTATAACCATTTATACTCACTTGTATCACAATCGGGTAACCATTTTATCCAACTCTCTCTATAGTTATCATTATCACCTAGAGTCTTAGCAGTGGTTAATCCTATTGTACTTACTAATTCTTTTACTTCATCAATTTCTTCTATATGTAGCATTTGTCTAACTATATACCAGTTAGTAAAGCTAGTCTTCCTTAATGGTGCTGTTATTTTCAACTGGGACCTCCTGTTTCCTTGTTGCAATTAACTTATTCTCCTCTTGGTTAATATTATCTATCAATGCTCTGGTTTGGACAGCTTCTATCTTATCAGTAACCGTTACTGTTTCTTTATCTTTCATTCCGTGTATTTCCATACCATCGTTAACGAAACCCCTTATTCCATTAACGTCTTCTTTCTTTAATGCTATTTCTACACCCTGTTTCATTAAATCAATGAAATAATCAGCATCCATCATATTATCAGATAATAATTTTTGTGCTTCATCTCTTTTCATAGTTTTAAACGCCTCCGTTCTCATATGTCGTTTTAGTTTTCTACGCTTACCAGTACTAACGCTACCATATACTTTGTCAATGGCAACATCTCTGTTTTCTGTTACTGCCGCCCAGAATGCTAAGTCTTGATAATCATTACTACCACATCTAACCTCTAACCAGTTCTTACCAGTCATAGTGGTATTAGTAACTCTACCCCCACAATTAAGTTTCTTAGTAGGGTATTTGCTATCCCACATAATATAGCCAAAAGGAAACCTAAAGTAATAGGACTTTCTACCATCCTTAGACGCCTCATATTCTTTTTTCTTTATAAGTCGTGCTACGTAGTCGTCATCTGTTAGTGCATACTCACCTTGTTCTGCTTTCTGCCAATGACGAAAGGGTACTTTGTTTCTTAAAGCTTCTTCTTTTGTATAGATTATGTAGTCTGTGGGACCTACATCCTTGTGGTTAATTGTTACTGAAAACAATATAGCCCCAAGATGTCGATGTTACTGATTTATTATAATAAGTGTTCCTAGGTATTAGTATAGTCATAGCACATACTCGCTTTGTTTATGTTAATATAGCCTACTTTCTTAATTTTCTTGTCATCATACCCACCAAAATGGCTATTTCTAGGCATTTCTCTGTCTTCCCAGCTAATTTTACCTATTTTATGTAGGTTAAATACATATATATGTGGATTTGCAGCTACAATGTAAAGAAAATGTTTACCTTTTATGTCTGCTATACCCTTATTACCCATATATTTGTCGTATTCTATAAGACAATCATCGTAATGTTTGTTACGGACCTTGATTTCTGCTATATATCGTGGTTCTTCTGCATCGTAGGTGCTGTACTGGTCCTTGGCTAGTGTAAATGTTGTATTAGCTTTGGAGTTTATGTAGTCTATGACGTCATTTTCTGATAAAACTCTTTTAGATAAAACTCCATCTTTAGAATCCAGAGCCTTATCCACAGTTCTATTATTCTGCTGAGCCTTGTAAGTATTGAACGCATTGCGTACCTCCTCGAATCTAATTCCTCTACGCTTTTCTGCTTGGAATCCCGTCATCCTAGACAGTTCCTTCCATAGGTTATCGTAGCTTAACTCACCTTTTTCGTTCTTGTAGTCGTCTAAATTTACTGACATTCAGAAAGTTACCCCTTAATAAATAAATCAGAACAAAATATTGAAAAAAATATAAAACCCTTTTTATACTAATTGCAAGAGTTACTATTTTCTTTAACAGAAAGCGTTTAAGTCTTTAATTATTAAGTGTTAGCGTATCTAGGCTATAATTTAGTGTATCTGGTTTCCAGCTTGGGTTAACAATCCTAACATTTTCCCACTTATTATGTAACCAACACCAGTTGTCACCCTCTCTAATATTAACGTATTGATGCCTTGTATTGTCATTTAGAGCAGTTATGACTCCTAGCTGTCCATCCTCTACTGGGATATCAGAATTTGATTTAACCAACACGGCTAAAAACAGCAATAATCCGATTTTTTCCATATAAAAGCTTACATAAAAAAAGTTTCAAAAAATACTGTAGAATGGGAGTACGTGATACACATTGCACCGTACCCGTCACGTTTTCACGCTATGGGGGGTCACTCCGGTTGACTTCGTCCCTAGTCAACCTACACTCCAGCCTCCCACAGCCTGAAAGCCGAAACGGCTCCTATGGTGCCTCTACCCCTGCTTGCTTTGGCAATCAATAACTTAACAATAAAGGACATAGCATAGCATATGAATATTAAACAAGCCATTTCCAAGTTGTCCTCTGCATTGCAGTGGGCAAAACAATCGTACACCGACAAAGCCGGACTTGAACAAGTCAAGTACTGGCTAGACGGTGATATCGATTCCACTGCAATCAGCTTACTCGAACCACACTCCGGTGGTTCCGTCAGTATACAGGGCAAGCCCTATATCCTGTCTATCCGTAAAGCTGGTAGCGAGTACACGGATAGCCGTGGCTACAAGCAACAACGCAAGTCCCACAGTGTCGAACTCCGTCCGAACACTCGTGTGTACTCTGACGTTGCTGGTCTAATCGACTAGCCACTCTCATAACCGTGC